CTTTAACACGTTTGGTAGTGCTGTTAGAATCGGAAATTATCTTGTTCTACCCGAGCACGTTATTGCTCAAACTATTATGGAATCCGGAGTAACCGATAGGATAACTATTAAGGGAAAATCTGGATCGGTTGATGTCTCATTGGCGAATATGATTTCGCCGGACACTGACTTGGCGTTGATAAAGCTCAATGAAACAAACTGGTCTCAAATTGGAGCGACAAAAACAAGCATAGATCATGTCTTGTCAGAAATAACTGGTGAAATGGTTGAAATAGCTGGCATTGAGGGAAAAGGAACGCAGGGTAGACTGGAACATGGGGAAACTTTTGGAACAGTTGCCTATTCCGGATCCACGAGAGGAGGATATTCTGGAGCCCCATATTATAAGGGTGAAAGAATACTCGGAATCCATTTGTCAGGCGGAACCCTAAACCAAGGTTATTCGGCATCTTATATTTTGGCTTTGATCAATTCTATCGATAAGGTTGAACCAGAAACTTGGGAATACATCGAACGAATGATCAAAAGCAAAGGAAAGAAAGCCGTAAAGTTTGCTGGAATTCAGGAAGATGAAGTGCAGATGCGAATTGATGGAAGATATCACACTTTCAAAACACAAAATGTCGTAAAAGCACTTGGTGAAGACTGGATTGATGGCATAACTTTTGACAAGCCAGAAAAACGTAAGTTCTATCAGGATATTGGAATTGTTAAGGAATCGGTGGGGTTTCACAACCTTGGGGTTTCGAGTACATCGAAACCAGACACCGACTCGGTGCAATCCCAAGAAAGCCTGTTAATCCCAACATCCGGCTCGCTTACGATTACATCAAAGAAGCAGCAGAAAGCGGCGAGACAGGCTCTTCAGATGTTGGAGATCGCTTTGAAGAATTCAACGACTTCTTAAGCAAAATGGACAAATACGTTTGGCCCCAAACTGATGCTGATGCTGAGTATCAGTCCTTAAGTAGACATTCAGAATATTTTAAGAATAGTGTCGAATCTCAACAACCAAGTTTAGAGACCATGGAGAGAGTTTTGTATGATATGGAAGAAGAGTTTGTCAGGATTCAAACTGACATAACTGGATTTCATACATACGAACATTTTAGAAACATGCTTTATAAACTTGATTTAACGAGTTCGCCTGGTTATCCATTTTGTAGGGATCGTCCCACGATAGGAGAATGGCTTGGACACAATGGTCTGTACTTTTCGAAAGAAAAGGTTGATTTATTGTGGACTATGGTTCAGAAACTTATGGATGGAGACTTTTCCGATTCTTATTGGAGAGTTTTTGTAAAACCAGAAGCTCATACTAAGAAGAAAGCTGAAATGGGACGATGGCGACTTATTATGTGTCCCGGACTTCATGTTCAAGTATTGTGGCAAATGTGCTTTGCCGATATGAATGCGAAAGAAATTGAGCATTCAATCAGGCTACCCGCGCAGCAGGGAATCATTCTGTGCGGAGGTATGTGGAAACATTACTTGAAACAGTGGAAAGAGTTCGGTTTGAATGCCGGAACAGACAACACGGCTTGGGATTGGACAGTTCCTGGATGGATGCTTAAGCTCGATCTTGAATTTAGGACACGATTATCTTTCGGAAACAACAAGACGCAATGGACCAAGGTAGCGGCCAACCTGTATGAAGATGCATTCCACCAACCGAGATTGATCCTTTCGGATGGGAGAGTGTTTCAGCAACAATACTGGGGACTACAGAAGAGTGGTTGTGTTAATACCATTTCAACCAACTCTCA